TTGTCAAGTCCTACTGCTTAAGTACTTTAGCTGTGATTATCACGTGGGGTATTTTCCTGCGCTCATTCCCTCGTGGGGGTACTGCTGATTTCCTCGTGGGGGTACTGCTGATTTCCTCGTGGGGGTATCGCGGTATACTTGTGTATACTACGGTATGCAATGGTATACCGATGTAAAGGGTCGTTACATCGGCGCGCAATAGTAAACTAGAATCAACTGAAATACAAGTAACATTTTCGTGAGTTCACGGAATTGTAACAAAGTTTCGATTGCCCACCCTCCCCTTCTCTGGCGAGTACCGTAGACCCCACGCGGCGCTATTGCGACTTTCTAAAATTAGAATAGCAGGGACTCGCGTGATTCGCAAGCCCCTTTATGATTTTATTTCACCGTGGTTATTAAAGCCCATGATCCGTTCCTATGCAAATCAGCAGCATAGATACGCGCGGCCCCAAAACAGTTGAATGTCATTTTAAACTCTAGTTCGCCGTGGATAGTGACTGTAAACATTTTGAAGGTCCGTTGTTTGTGTTTCGATATGTTATAGATAGGCGATTCTATCTGGCTTGGCAAGCCCCTATTTCAACTATTTTTATGTTTATTTGGCGTTTTCATAAGGCATCCCCCATTTAATAGCGTTACGAATCAGGTATTGTCAATAGTATTTCACTCAAATAACGTTTTTGTGATCTATTGTAACATTTGCACTTTTTGCTTTTCAACCGGGGAATCAATGGCTACAACTAAGACAACGAAACGCAAACAAGGTAAAGACAATGGAATCGCTTAAGAATATAACAAATGGTCTGAGTGAATCAGATGCAATTTGGGTTGCAGACGGTTACAAGGCAACCTATGAAAACGCCAAATCATGGTTTAACTATACAGACCTTAAGGCGCACCGCGTTGCTTTTATCTGTGCTGTAAACCGTGCCGCCAAGGTTTAAAGGGAGTAAACCGATGAAAAGCACATGCGCACCAGATAACATAGCTTGCATATTTGACCAACTGGCAACCAACCCAATGGCAATGCTGCAAAGCTTGGACCTAATCACACTTGGCGTTTTATGGTGCGGTATCGCATTGTTTGGCGCTTGGCTTTTAACTCGCAACTAAAGGACTCAACCCAATGAAAACATATATTCTCGCAACTGAATCAAACAACGGCACCATTTCACATTTGGACCTTGCCCCAATGTTCCGCAATCAAGCGGAAGCCCACGCAAACAAGTTGCGCCAGCTTATGCCAAGCGTTCCTGTTTATGTAATCAATCTCAACGCTCAATAAGGAATCGAACTTATGCAGATCAAACCTATGCAGCACCTAAACCTAACATATAGTGGAAACGGTAAATACACGGTTACGTGGGCAGGCTGGCCCAGTGAAGGCTTTAAAACTGTCCGTCGCGTTATTCATACTGATTATGATAGGGCGAGTGAAGTAGCACCTAAAGCCGCGCAACTGTTTGCAGACTGGCTTGAAACAGGCCCTATGGGTGACAATTCTAAGGCTACTATAGAGCTAGTGACGCATGCCCACATCAAGGCTGATAAGACTGCCATAGGCGTTTCAATCAACTGGGAAGGAAAAGACTGATGATTACAGCATACATGAAAAACGCGGAAAGCAAGGCTTCATTCGGGTTTGAAACGACCGTGCCATTCGATTGCAAAGAGTCGCCATTGTGGTTTCACGATCAAGGTTTGCAACAGACGGCAACAGGATACGGCAACAGACTGGCCACGCCATACATGGTCAAGGTTCGCGGGAAGTGGCGTCGCGTATACTGTTGCCAGTATTCTAATGTCGGGACGCTATACATTGGCAAACCCGGTGCGTGGGAATACATTGTCGAAAACATTGTGAAGGAATCTTAATCATGCGAGAATCTGATATTATGCACGAAACACCATGCTGCAAGTTTTGGGTAGGACGTGACAACAAGAACAAGGCTTATGTCGTTTTCAGGGTTGGCCCTACTCATAGCACAAGCGATTCAGGCTATCACTTGAACAATGATGGGTTGTCTATAGCCATTGCCAGAGCGAATTACCTAAGCAACACAAACAAGGAATCTAAACATGTATGACCTACCAGAAACAGCCGTTCTTTTCGCAAGTGACCGCCACGGCATTTACATCCCACAGTACTTTGCAGAGTCCGTCAATCGTGATATGCTATCAGGTGTTGCTAGTAGTGATCTAGATGCACTAGCACAAGGCCCAGACTCTTGTGATTATTACTGGGATATTTGGAACGACGTTGAATGCAATGCCATTGTAACTGATAGCAATGGGAACACGTTCAGCCTATATCAAGATGGAGACCTATGGCTTGTGCCTACAGACTGGACACCAGAGTGCGATTAGATCTATAGGCTACCACCATACCGCAACACTATAGGACACCACCCAGCGGGCTTTATATCAGCTCTCAGACCTATGCATTCCCTAGTCGAGTCAATAGCTTGGCTGGGGTATTTCTTTGGTAGTAACATGCGAATGGTTATCATTCTCATATTGGATTTAATTGCTAGGGTGCTGCGAATCCCATCGTCTCTGTCAATGATTCTCTTGAGTCAATACCAATGTTTATCCCAATGTGTTGCACAGGTACAATACCACATATAGTGGGTTGACATGGGTATATTACCTGCGAATCATACCACATCTTGTGCGATCACATTAGTGTAACATAGTGTAACAATTCGTGATAAAGGGTTGACACTAGGGCTTGCCTGTGATAAACTCGTGGGACCCGAGAATCATAGGTGAGAGAATCAGTGGGGTGCGGTAGGCCGCAACATATCCAAAACAAAAAATTTACTTTGGCTCTTGAAAAGTAAGGAAAAAGTACTACATGTACACTACAGAAATACAAAAACAAAGGAAAATACTTTGAGTAGAATCACATACAAGGAACTTGCAGAAATGCTAACCTATGAACCTGACACTGGTAGGGTATTCTGGAAGGAGGGCATCTTAGGGAATAGGTACTCTGGTAAAGAAGCTAGTTATCTTCACGATAAGAACATTGGTAGGTACAAGGTCAAGCACAAGAATAAGAGGTACTTTAGAAGTCGTCTTGCTTGGGTTATATACTACGGAGCAGAACCTAACGGTGTTGTTGACCATATTAACGGAGACCAAGCGGACGACAGAATAGTAAATCTAAGGGATGTTTCTCTTGTTGAAAACGCACTAAACTGTAGGAAAAATAGGAATAACAAAACTGGGTACACAGGTGTGGCAAAGAACAGGCACGGCACTTACACTGCGAGTTACAGAAGTAAATACCTAGGTTCTTTTTCTTCTCTTGATGGTGCAGTTGAGGCTCGTAAGAAGGCTGAAAGCGAGTGCCCATACATCACGGAAAGGCACGGAAAGTAAAATACTTGGGTATCCCTATTGGGGTACTCATACAACCCCAGTTAGAAAATTGTAACAATTCGATCACGTATTACAAAACTGTAACAATTATCACGATAAAAGAGTTGGGGGTTTTCAATACCTTAGAAAATAGTTACTGAATGTTACATTTTAGCCCTTGTATTTTGACTACATAAAGGATGTGTATATAAGTAAGACCCTCTCACTAAGGGGGGTAAGGGGGGATCACCAAAGGATAGCTACAAGCTGACTATGGCTACCAACTATAGTGAAGATTAAGAAAACAAACACACTAAGTGATTAACAACTTGATAGTTAGATACTTAAGAAACACTTTAGTATGTACTTAAGTATAGCTGATTAGGTTGTAGTTACTTGTTAGTGTTTACACACTTAAGGGACCACTTAAGTATAGAGCAGTATAGATTATTAATACTTGGTGTAGCTATATACGATAGTATGTACTTAAGTATGGGGTCCATATCGTCTACCATCTTTGTGTAGCTATACTCAAGTACCCCACTTCGGCTACCAACTTAAGGTGTCTAATACTCCTTGTTGTAGCCATACAAAAAGAATACCACCCCATGAGAGCCACGGAGAGGATACAATTCCCCGTCTGGTACTATCTCATGGAGGTGGGTAATCATCACCACTACAGGATACACTCATGGGCTTAGGTACGCCAATCAATAAACTTGGTAAGAACAAGAAGATCGCTGACCTTGTGCAGAAGCGTACCAAGGAAGGTGTATCCGTTAAGGACATCGTAGGTGAGGTCAAGGCTAAGTTCAATGACGCCCCCCAATCCCTTAATACCTTCTACAAGTACTATAAGGAAGACCTAGACGCTGCTCGTGCTGAGATTGCAGGGGAGATCGGTAGTCTTGTAGTTAAACGTGCTAAGTACGAAGGCGAGTTTGGTCACTTCCCATCACAAGAGTTATTCCTTCGTAGTAAGGCAGGGTGGTCACCAACTAGTACTAACATCGAAGTTGAGCAAGACAGTGCAGATGAAGACTTGAGTGCTATTGACCAACTTGCAGAGTTGCTAGGAATTACCGAAGATGAACCCGACACCAAGGATAACAGCCCAAGTACTCCGTGATCTACCACCAGCAAAAGCTAAAGAAGTACTATCGAAGCTTTCAGTCAAGCAAGCTAAAGAACTAAAGTACGACTGGCAGTTCTGGGGTAGACCCGAACAGTTCGCACCTAAAGGTGATGGTTATAACGTGTGGTTCATCAATGCAGGACGTGGTTTCGGTAAGACGAGAGCAGGCGTAGAGTGGGTAAGAGAACAGGTTAAGCTAGGACATAAGCGTATAGCTGCTGTAGCCTCAACCAACTCTGACATCGAACGTGTTATGGTTAAAGGCGAGTCAGGTTTCCTCAACTGTTGCTACGAGGGTGACAAGACATATAAAGGTGAGGAGATGGGGTTCCCTGAGTGGTCCCCAACTAAACGCTCCCTAGTCTGGGCCAATGGTGCCAAAGTAGAATTTTACTCCGCAGAGGAACCTGAACGCTTACGTGGACCTCAGTTTAGTGCAGCTTGGTGTGATGAGCTTGCAGCATGGAATAAAGACCAAGACACTTGGGATATGCTTCAGTTCTGCCTACGTTTAGGTAAACACCCGCGCATATGCGTAACTACTACCCCCAAGCCTACTAAGCTGGTGAGAACCATCCTTAAGGGCGCACAAGGGGATGACCCTAAAGTTGTTATCACTTCAGGTTCTACTTTTGATAACTCAGCCAACCTAGCTGGTACATACCTTGAGGCTGTTAAGGCTCAATACGAGGGTACACGACTAGGTAAGCAAGAATTGTATGCTGAGGTACTAGAAGAAGCCGAAGGCGCTCTATGGACGACTGAGACACTTGATGAGTGCCAGATCGCTAGAGAAGACCTCCCCACCTTAAACCGTATTGTAGTTGCACTTGACCCTGCTGTCACTTCCAATGCTGAGTCTGACATGACTGGTATTATTGTAGCTGGTGTAGATGTTAATGGCTATGGTTACATCTTAGGTGACTACACAGATAAACTCTCCCCACAAGGTTGGGCTAACAAAGCTATTGAACTCTACCACAAGTATGAGGCTGATAGGATTGTAGCTGAAGTCAACCAAGGGGGTGACATGGTTAAGCAGACCATTCACGGTGAAGACGACACAATCCCCTACAAAGCTGTGAGAGCCTCTCGTGGTAAGTATGCCCGTGCTGAACCTATCTCTGCTCTGTACGAGAGGGGTTTGGTAAAACACGTAAGGAACCCTGAAGATGGGGCCAACCTTAATGAGCTAGAAACCCAGATGCGTACATGGGAACCTCTAGGCTCCATTGGCTCTCCTGACAGGCTTGATGCTATGGTTTGGGCCTTAACCGACTTAATGATGAATGGCTACACTAAGCCTAAACTACAACTGGCGTACAGTAACGCAAAAGGACTAGGAAGTAAATAATGGCTACTCTTAATGATCGAGTGTTCGATAATGGCCTTACGGTCTTAGACACTGAAGCTAATCGAATTGATATTACTTCACAAGAAGCTACTACCTACACAGATGCTACAAGCACAAGCACTCTTGGCAATTCCACTAGCCTAAGTATTGGCGCACCTGCTGACCGTGCTGGTGGTGGCCGTGAAGTTACTGTTGCAGCTATCACTGATGGCTCGGTTACTGGCACAGGCACAGCAACGCACTACGCTATTGTAGATACTATCAACTCTCGCCTTTTGGCTACGGGTTCTCTGTCTGCATCACAAGCGGTCACCTCCGGCAACACCTTCACACTGTCTTCCGTAGCAATCGGTATTCCTGATCCAGCCTAAGAGGTTCTCTAAATGGTCACTCTCGTAAACAGAGCCAAAGTTGCTACTGCCACCACTGGCACTGGCACAATCACTCTTGGTTCTGCTGAGAGTGGCTATCAGACCTTTGCCAATGCTGGTGTCGTAAACTCAGATGTGGTTCGCTATGTCATTGAAGATGGCGATGCTTGGGAGATCGGCCTTGGCACTTACACCGCCTCTGGGACAACCCTGACCCGTGGTAGTATTGAGAGTTCCAATGCTGACGCTGCCCTAAACCTGACGGGCAATGCTGTTGTTTATGCTTCGGCTGCTGCTGCTGACCTGCAAGAGTTGGTGGACTTCGCTGACAACTTCGTGTTGCCAACGTCTGATGGGTCTACAGGTCAAGTCCTGCAAACCAATGGCGCTGGCACTCTGTCGTTTACCACGATCAGCGGCTACACCGATGCTGACGTTGACACCCACCTGAATACTGGCACTGCTTCCTCTGGTGAGGTTCTTTCGTGGACTGGTAGTGATTATGATTGGGTTGCTGTTAGCGGTGGCACTGCCCTTGAATTGTACGCTGAAAACCCGTCTAGCCCTACTGCACCCTCTGCTACTGGCACTAATGCTGTGGCTATTGGGAACGGTCCTGTTTCTGCGGGGTCAGCGTCTGTTGCGTTGGGGCGAGCATACGCCTCTGGCACAGACTCCTTCGCAGCAGCTATCGCCAATAACACCTCAAGCTATGGCGCTACTGGGGCTAACTCGGTGGCGATGGGGCAAAGCGCAAAAGCTACTGCTGCATGGTCTTTTGCTTACGGTCGCAACAGTCAGTCAACCTCATCTTATAGCGTAGTGCTTGGCGGTTATTCGTCTTCGGCCACTAAAGATTATGCTTACGCTTTTGGACACAGGGCAAGCGCAGACGTGATCGGAAAATACGCATATGGGGTATATTCATCCGCTGATGTTGGGACATCCCAAGGTGGATATTACGTTCTTGCTTTAAATACGACAGATGCGACCTCTTCTTCTTTAGTGACGAATGGGGGAACTAATGCTGCATCCACCACCAACCAAATCATCCTGCCAAACAATTCTGCCTACGCCTTCCACGGCACCATCGTAGCCCGTCAGCAAGCCTCCCAAGGCACTGCATCGGCAGCATGGAAAATTGAGGGTTTGATCCGCAGGGAAGGTTCGGCAGGCACGACTGTGCTGGTCAACAGCGCCACGACTGTCCTCGACAACACACCTGCTTGGGGCATGGCTCTCAGCGCAGACACGACCAACGGTGGCCTCAAGATCGAAGCCACTGGCGCAGCAGCTACTAACATCCGTTGGGTTGCAACAATCAACACGTCCGAAGTGACGTACTAAAAGGAGGCCAGCATGGCTATTGAACTGAACCTTGAGACTTCCCAATACGGCACCCCTTTTGCTGGTGCCTACTTTCGCATTGCCACCGCAGCTATCAGCCGTATGCGGGAAGGTGGACCTAAGTTCACCGTGATGGTTGATGTTGCAGGTTACGCAACTGGCACACCTGATGATGACACCCGTGAGGTGGACTTCCGCCGCTACCATGCTGACTTGGCTGAGGTTGAAGCATCCGCTGGTGATAACTTTCTCGACAAGTGCTACGCTTGGGTTATGACACAGGAAGACATGGCAAGTTCTATCGTGGTCTGATCGGAGTAACCCATGCTAGGATTTTCCCCTCTCGCCTCCGCTCCGTTAGGTGATGATGGGGTTGTTGCTGAAGTAATTTACCTCCTTACTGGTGTAGGTATTACTACAGGTATTCCTACTGTAGAAGCATCTACAATAGCACAAGAGCATGAACTAAATGCTAACGGTTTGACGACAGGGTCGCCCGTTGTTCCGTTGTCAACGATTGTTCAGACACACTCACTGTCATTAACGGCAATCACAACAGGTCAGCCTACCGTTGATGCTTCCGAGCTAACTCAAGAGCATAACCTAACTCTTACGGCTATCACAACTGGTCAGCCTGTCGTCGGGGCCATCTCTTTGGCCGAAGGCAATGCTATTGGCCTTGATCCCATTGTTGCGGGTCAACCCGCTCTCGGCACTTCCAGTATTGAGCAGGAACATTCCCTTTCGGGCGATGGCATTACGACAGGTCAACCGACGATCCCCGGCATTACGATGTCTGAGGATGAGACCTTCGATGCTGATCCTATAGTATCTGGTATTCCTGTCGTCGGTCTTCCTAATCTTACGCAAGACCAATCCCTAATTCTCGGCGCTATCACGACTGGTCAGTTTGTAATCGGCCAACCTTTGGTGAGTGAACAACAAGTCATTGACCCTGACGCGATTGTAACAGGCCAGCCCACTGTTGGCTCTGCTGAGATGGCAGTCATTAGCAATCTGTTCCCTGTTGCTGTCACCACTGGGCAACCTGTCTTTGGCTCCCCTGAGATCGAGCAAGAGCATGACATTACGCTTGCTGGGATCGCCACAGGTCAGCCTGTCATCGGTACTGGTGTTCTTACCCAAGAACATACTCTCACGGCTGCTAACATCACTACAGCGCCCCCTACAGTTGATGATGCTGATGCTGTCGTCTTCTCGGTGCTATTGGCAGATGACTTCACAACTGGCCAGCCGACGATTGACGATGCAAGCATTTACCAAATTAATCAGTTTGTGCTTGGTGGTATCACCACAGGACAACCCGTTGTTGAACCTGCCACGGCTGTCATCGCATTTATCCTTCTTGTCGATGGCATCACGACAGGTCATCCTGTTGTCGGCTCTTTGTCTATCAATGCCAGTAGAAATCGTCAGGTCCACGTTTCAGATGTGTCTTACAATATCGCAGGCGTGGCAGATTCACAAAATGCCTGTATAATTAACAAAAATACCCCCAATAGAGTGCTAGTAGCACAAGCAAACGAGGCTGCATAATGAAGTTTTACGTTAAACAGAACGACACTAGCCCGTCTATGTTAGCTACCCTACAGGATGCTAGTGGTGTAGCTGTTGATGTATCTAGCGCCACTGTTAATTTCTACATGGGTAA